AACCTCGCCATTAGATAAACGTTCCCACACATCTCCGAAATAAACAAAGTTAATTTGTTCGTGGTCGTTTCCGAGTGTTGTTATCTGCTTTGTTATTTGGTTTAACGTCAGGCTCATTCTTAATTTTTTCTAAATAAACACGCAGTTTATTTTGGTTTTTTATTGTTGTTACTTTACTCATAATTAGCAATCACTACAACCTCTATTCCCTTGATAAAGTTCCTCGAAGCTTTTACCTGCGCAGCAATCAAAATCGCCTAACCAAACGCTCGTTGTGTAAGCATCATTCTCAGGGTGTATTGCATCAATGCCACTACCAGGGTTCAAGTACTCAGGATAAAGTGTAGAATATTCTTTTAGGTATTTAATCATTCTTTGCTTGTAGAACTCAGCACGGGTCTTGTATCTATTCGCCACATCAATCATATCTTGCATAGAAGGGTTCTCTGTATTTTCCCCACCTTTCCTTAACAAGCCTTTGTTATAGAACTGGTAAGATAAGCCCATAGGCAACTCACTAAGTACATAGTGTACCAAAGTATCTGCAATATAGTTATCTAACAATAAAACCTCATTTGCGTTTAAGTTATTAGCCGTGATACCTGCTTGTAGTCGGTTGTATAAAGCACTTCCTAAAGCCGGTAAGATAAAAATATCTTGAGCCGTTTTAATCTCAGGCAATACAAGTTTCTCGTCTACGTTAGCGTGTAAGCCAGAGCGGTCTTTAATATTCTGTACGCTTATGAATAATGTGTTTAAACTCATCTTTATTTTGTTTATTTTCTTTTCACGATATTGCTGCGCCACTCGTGTCTGCAACTTGGAGAATGTGTATTTGTTCCCGGCTTAGTGTACCAACCGCCTCGCCTATCCCATACAGAATAGCCAAGCCTTGCACTCATTTGCTCTATATCGCTACGAGTATAAAACTTATTAGCAGTAACTAAGTATTTGCAAAAAGGTCTGCTTGTATCTAAATCGCTATCATTAAAACCTGCTTTCCACTCGTAAGTGTAACGAATTAAAATCTGCGTAGTTTGTGGCTTTATAGCTTCAACAATTTTACCAATAGGCGCAGTTAATTCCCTTTCAATAATAACGTTACTATCAATCCCTTTGCCTTGCTTTACTTCGCTTGTCTTGATAAAACCCTTCTCAATTAATAAATCAATAACACGCTTAACCGCACCAATGTCTTCTTTTAAAGTGTCAGCTATTACTTCAGGGGTAATTCTTTTATCCTTAACAATTAAGTCCAAGATGTTAGATTGTAATTGTGTTACATCTGCAAACATTTCAAAGTCAGCATCGTCGCTAAATCTTGTCTTGCTTTTAAGAACCTCGTAGTTGTTTCTGTCTTCTCCGAACTCAAAGAACACTTGAAAATCTTGTTCGCTAAATTCTAAATCTTCAGCACCTAACCAAGTAGCAACCTCTTCGTCGCTTAAAGCATAACCGCCTTTAAGCATTGAACTTGCTTGTTCTCTGGTAATTTTACCCTTGTTAAAATCACGAATGATGCGCTGCATATTTTGCCACTCGCGACCTTTCAAACCTTTAATATGCTCATTAACGCTTAAAGGACTTGCTGCCATTGGTTGCTCACTTTCAATAGGCATTCCGTATTTAGTTGGATCAATACCAAGCTTCTCTAATATCCACTCTTTTGGTGCTACTTCTTTTATAATGCTTTCGCTAAAGTCAATACCGATTGGGTCGGTAGGTTGTAGCATCAATTCCTCTGTTACCCCTGCATATTGCCCAAGCATATTAAATACACCTTCTAACTGCATTTGCTTGTAACGAATATAAGTATTGTTAAAGATTTCGTAGCTATCGCGCATCTGTTGTCTATTCCCTAATTGACCTGGCACGGCAATACCGAAAAGGTCAGGGCTTGTAATTTGGTGTCCGCTAAAAATGTTATTCTGTATTAACTCATCTACACGTCCAAAATCTTCTTTAGTTAAATCACTCGCACCCAAATCGTCTACAATAGGCTTTCTTGTTGCATCATTTACAAAAGCAAGTAAATACTTTTTGCCGTCTGCACCCGTGTACATATTGTCGAACTGTCTGCTTACTGCACGTTTCTCGTCAGGGCTTGGCTCTCCGTTTGGTAAAGTAATAAGTTTACTTGCAGAAAACCCGGTTTGAGCATTACCTAAAACGTGTTTACTTACTTCTACATCACTTTCAATATAGTTAAGCGCACCGAAATAACCCGGAAGGCTATAAACATTCATACCCGGTCTGTATTCTTTTACATAAAGTATTTGAACACCTACAGGGTTTTTAGGATTGAACGCATTGTATATCTCAGCTTTTTCTTGGTTGCGTGTAGCCTTCCAATCTTCTTTATACCAGAACTGCGTGTTGTCTTTGTTTGTTCTAATCTTTGTATAATCACAATGCCATAACTCAGCGATTTGTTCGCCCATTACAGACCAAATAACTTGAATGTAAGCACCACCAAATAATTCAATATCTAAAGCAACCTTTTTAGTAAGGTCATTTAAAGTTTCCTCTCTATTAACTTGCTTAACAATAGGCTGCTCTCCTGCCCAACCATTACCAACAATGTAGTTAACTTTGCCTCTTACGATAGCATTGTGCTTTGCTGACTTGTTAAAAAGGTCTAATAGGTATTGCGGATAGTCATTGTTTTGACCATACTGCATATATCCTTCGCCTTTTTTCTCTTTATATTCCGGTTGCTTTGCCTCGGCAAATGTCAATACTTGTATTTCCATTATTGTCTTATTGTGAATGTGCTTGTTGTTTCGTATTCTGTGAATGATATAGTTGTACCCTCAAGTTCCATAATGCCTGTTTCAAGCAAGTTTAAGCCCGTCGGGTTTGTGTTGGTAGTACTTGTTTGCTCGTAGATTGTGTAGGTGTATTGCCCGTTTAAAGCCGTATTAAAGAAGCTATTAACTACGATAGTGAACTCGTTGTACCTATCCTTATATGCGCTTATATCTGTATTGTTAAGCCTTACAAATTTGATGTCGGTATTTGTACTTCTATTCTCAAATATAAATAGATAGTTAGGGCTTGTTAAAAGCTGCTTCTCAGTCAAGGTAAGTATTATGTTTTGGGTTTGCCCCTTAATTAATCTTATCACAACTATAAATATAAACTATCACGATTGTTTGCAAAATAAAAAACCCCCGAACAATTAAGTCCGAGGGCATCTATATACAAAACCAAAACAACCTAAGAACCTGGAGTTGTTAAAGCTGCTGCTACACCTGAAGCAACCGCAGGAGCCATAGCAGCTTCTGCACCTGTAAAAGTTAAAGTGTAACCGCTTCTGTCTCCTTCAGCCGTACCACTACCAGAACTACCGGCAGTAAGGTCTAAGCCTCTTGTTTTACCTAAGTACCAGAATGCGCCATTGTTATCTTTGGCAACTGCTACTAAAGTGTTTTGAGCCAATAACAAGATTTCGTTTCTTGTATTAGCTTGTAATTTGTTTAATACGATAGTTAATTCTGGAGCATAGAAAACAGTTCCGTTTTGTACGTTTGCATTGATATTCTCAACAATTTGAGAAGTACCCTTAACAAGTTCGTACTTATAGAACCTTTTACCTGCTGCCTTAACAAGTGCGGTAATAACACCACTTGCCTCGGTTGTAGAGGTAACGTCTGCTGCTGCTGCAAAATAAACTTCGGTTATACCACCTAAACTGTCTTTACAATCTAAGGTATAATTTTGAGTTAAAGCGCAAGGCATATTTTAAAAATTAATTAGTTTAAAAAATGGGGGATATATTTCAATCCCCCGATAAATTATGCAAGGATAAATCTAACTGCTTCGTCAGGGAATGCAATATTTACACCCATCTTAAACTCAGATACGAAACGTACTTGGTCAGCTTCTTTAGCATAGAAAATTTCAAACTTCTCTTCTTCGTTAAGTAAATCTGTACCTAAGAACAAGTTGCTTAAACGCATAGCGTAAACTTTGTTTGTTCCGTTAAGACCTGCAACTGCTACAACTTTAATTGTAGTACCAGGAAGTACGAATTCGCTATCAGCTTTTACATCAATTTGGTAATTGAAAGAACCGCTATTTTTAAGAGCAATAGTGTAAGTACGGAATAAATCTTGACCACAGAAGATAGTCATATCGTCAGCAGCTACAACTTTAGCAGGGATTGCTTGGTAAACACCATCAAAGATAGAGATTACGTTAGCAGCAGTAATAGAGCTTAAAGGAGCGCCAGAGATAAAAGTAGAAGCGTTTGCAGCTACAACACCTGAAGCAGCACCGATTAACTTAACAAGACCATCGAACTTGTTTAAGTTTACGTTTACACTTGTAGTGTCACCTTGCCATAAAGCAGTTTCTAATTGTGCAGCGATTGTCTTAGCTTTCTTCTCAGAATATTCTTGCTCGAAAGGTACTGAATCGTACATAGAGCCAGTAGGTAAAGCTTTTTGTAAATACTTAGCTTCAAGGTCTTTAGGACATAAAGCTTCGTTTACTTTAATTTTACCAGGAGTTACAGTACGTTGAGTAAAGGTAGTAGAACCAGAAGCATTAAAGCCACAAGAAGCACCATCTTGGAAGATAGCGTCAGTTTCCATAATGTTGATTTTTTCGCTTGACTTTACGCCAACCATAACGTTACCTGCACTCTTAATAAGAGCAGCAGTTTTTGCACCCAATACAGATGAAGTTACAAGTAGAGCTTCGTTTTCTTTTGTATAGTTTGCTAATGCAGATACATCAAATCCCATTTTATTTTATTTTTATTTGTTTAATAAAGCGTTTCTAAATTTCTCAATTCTATCGTACTTCATATTATGAGTAGTTACGTTAGAACCAAAGTTGTTTCTTGGTTGCGCAATAGGTTCAGCGTTAGGTGTCTTTGTAAGTGCTTCTATTAATTCAGCTACTTGACTAAAGCCATTCTTAACTTTTGCCTCTAATTGTGCTACTTGTGTTTTAAGATTTTCGTTTTCAGAAACTAAAGCAGCGATTTCGTCTGCCATTTTCTCGTCCATCTTTTTACCCATTTCCGCAGGAGTTTCGTCAGCGATTTCCGCTTCTGCTTCTGGAGTTTCGATTGAAATAATTTTAGCGTTTTCGTCTAACTCGATTTGAGTTCCGTCTGCTAATTGGTGTTCGCCAGTTGGAGCAGGTGTTCCGTCTGCTAAAGTAACTTCGCCACCGATAGCTAATTCGCTAATCATAACCTTTGTTCCGTCCATAAGGCTATATTCCGCGAATGTAACAGGTACCTCTTCGATAGGTGCTTCAATAGGAGCCGGAGCCTCTACTTGTGGCATATCTTCGAATAAAGCCCTAATTTGCATAATTGCATCTTTTGCGTTCATCATTCTTTTTGTTTAAATATTAATAAAAGATTTTGTTTATCATTTAACTCGTTGCAATATTTCCTTTATTGCATTCATAAGTTCTTGTTCTTTGGTCGGCTTTGTCTTGTAAGTAAATAACCCCTCTACGCTAAAGCCTTTAAATTTGCCCTCTTTAACATCATTCCAAACCCTTTCGTTGTCTACTTTAAAAGAACCAAACCACGAGCCGTCCGGTGCATCTTCAAACCCTTTCATTGGTTGTATACCTCTGCTTTGATCTGTAATAAAGCTTTCAAACATAGTAACACCTTCTACTTGTTGGTCAGGAGAGTGCATTAAATTTACGTTTGATTGGTAGCCTCTTTTGAAAAACTTTTGCGCAATCTTGAATATAGTGTCTTTAGAAAAGACCACATAGTAATCGCCATAAGTAGCATCACTCCTAAAAATAGGCATATCAGCCAACATAAGAGGACCAGAGATAATACGCTTATCTTCGCTAACCACTTCAAAGCGTTGTTGATTTTTAAAGGCATTCCAATTCTTTTGAATAGCAGGTTTGTCTACGAGTGCCACATAATCGACCTCGGCATCGTCATTCATATCCTCGCTAATGTCTAATAAATAAACAGGTAAGTCCATAATCGTAAATATTAAGTTTTATAAATTGTTATCATTTAACCAAACCTTGCTCTTTGCTGAATAGCTGCAATCCTTTGTTGGCTGCTTGTTACATCGCTTTCCACTACATAGCTTCTAATAGCTTGATTACCTAAAGCGTTAATAGTTTCAGTATTAAGGCTCGTTGTTTGTGCTTGAGG